ATGATCTCACTCCCATCAGGTACCCGTATCTGGCTCGTTGCCGGCGTTACCGATATGCGTAAATCCTTCAACGGACTGGGAGAACAGGTACAACATGTGCTGAATGATAATCCCTTCTCCGGTCACCTGTTTATCTTCCGTGGCCGACGGGGTGACACCGTCAAAATTCTTTGGGCTGATGCTGGTGGTCTGTGCCTGTTCACCAAACGCCTGGAGGAAGGCCAGTTTATCTGGCCTGCGGTACGTGACGGCAAGGTATCCATTACCCGCTCGCAACTGGCAATGCTCCTCGATAAGCTGGACTGGCGTCAGCCAAAAACATCCAGCCGTAACTCACTGACAATGTTGTAAAAAACTCCTGACCGCATTATAAAAACGGTCATGAGTCAGAAATACCTCATTCGCATCGCAGAGCTGGAAAGGTTGCTCTCTGAGCAGGCTGAAGCCCTCCGTCAGAAAGACCAGCAACTGAGTCTGGTTGAAGAGACGGAAGCCTTCCTGCGCTCTGCACTGACACGTGCCGAAGAAAAGATCGAAGAAGATGAACGGGAAATAGAACATCTGCGGGCTCAGATAGAAAAACTGCGCCGGATGCTGTTCGGTACCCGTTCTGAAAAACTGCGTCGTGAAGTTGAACTGGCTGAGGCTCTGCTGAAACAACGTGAACAGGACAGCGATCGTTACAGTGGGCGGGAAGACGATCCTCAGGTTCCCCGCCAGTTGCGACAGTCGCGCCATCGTCGTCCGTTACCGGCACACCTTCCCCGTGAAATACACCGCCTGGAGCCAGAAGAAAGCTGTTGCCCGGAGTGTGGCGGTGAGCTGGATTATCTGGGGGAAGTCAGCGCTGAACAGCTGGAACTGGTGAGCAGTGCCCTGAAAGTGATCCGCACAGAACGGGTAAAAAAAGCCTGTACAAAATGTGACTGTATTGTTGAAGCACCGGCGCCGTCCCGCCCGATAGAGCGTGGTATCGCGGGCCCCGGATTACTTGCCCGCGTGTTAACGGGAAAATACTGCGAACATCTGCCACTGTATCGTCAGAGTGAAATCTTTGCCCGCCAGGGTGTCGAACTGAGCCGGGCCTTACTCTCCAACTGGGTTGACGCGTGCTGCCAGTTAATGACACCGGTGAATGATGCCCTGTACCGTTATGTAATGAACACCCGCAAGGTTCACACTGATGACACACCGGTAAAGGTACTGGCACCGGGTCAGAAAAAGGCGAAAACAGGGCGTATCTGGACGTATGTCCGGGATGATCGCAATGTGGGTTCGTCATCTCCTCCAGCGGTCTGGTTCGCGTACTCGCCGAACCGGCAGGGGAAACACCCGGAGCAACACCTCCGCCCCTTCCGGGGTATCCTGCAGGCGGATGCGTTCACAGGTTACGACAGGTTGTTCAGTGCAGGACGTGAAGGTGGTGCACTGACAGAAGTTGCGTGCTGGGCCCATGCCCGGCGAAAAATCCACGATGTATACATCAGCAGCAAAAGTGCGACGGCAGAAGAAGCACTGAAGCGAATCAGTGAACTGTACGCCATCGAGGATGAAATACGGGGATTACCGGAGTCAGAGCGTCTTGCCGTCAGGCAGCAGCGAAGCAAAGTGTTACTGACGTCGCTGCATGAATGGATGGTGGAGAAGAATGGTACGCTGTCGAAAAAATCCAGACTGGGCGAAGCGTTCAGCTATGTACTGAATCAGTGGGATGCCCTCTGTTATTACAGTGATGACGGTCTGGCGGAGGCGGATAATAATGCTGCGGAAAGAGCGCTTCGTGCAGTCTGTCTCGGAAAGAAAAACTTTATGTTCTTTGGCAGCGATCACGGCGGCGAGCGTGGAGCACTGTTGTACGGGCTGATCGGCACCTGCCGTCTGAACGGTATCGATCCGGAAGCGTATCTGCGCCATATCCTGAGCGTACTGCCGGAATGGCCTTCCAACCGAGTTGATGAACTCCTGCCATGGAACGTAGTACTCACCAATAAATAAGCGTCAATACGGTGCTCCGTTGACGCTTACAATTAACGCCATTGCAGTTGATGATTCTGGGAAAAATATTTCATGGAACACTAATGCAGCGCCGAGTGAATATAACTGGAAATCCATGATTCATAGATGTTTTTTACCATCCTGTGGATTTTTTGACGTTTTCTAATTTTTTTCAGGTAGTTGTATTTTTTCTAAAAACCCATGATCTCGATTTTGCTGTTTATCTGAGGCCTTTTTATGTCCCATATATGCCCCACAGATACCCCGCAGCCAAAATCAACAAAATGCCAAAAGGTTCTGTTCCTGCCCTGCAACAAGAAATGCTGCGACGTGTCAGTAAACGTTATGACGATGTAGAAGTGATCATCAAATCCACCAGCAACGATGGCCTTTCAGTTACTCGCACCGCCGATAAAGATTCTGCAAAAACTTTTGTTCAGGAGACGCTGAAAGATACCTGGGAGTCTGCTGACGAGTGGTTTGTTCGCTAATTAACGAGTAAAATCAGTAACGGCTGGAAATCATTCAATACTCACACTATCGAAAGTTCACCAGCCAACCGCGACACGTTCTTACATACGAAGTGCCGCGCTTTCCTTAATAATTTTTTAGCAGTACTGTGTAAATGATGAGCGACCTAATCCATGCATGACGCGTAGTGCCTATTGTGCATCTTTCTGCGTCTCTTTTTACTGGACCCAAGCCAATGATGCTGGCGATACCATTCCCGCCAGGCCCACTTACAACAGTAAAATTCGGGGCTATGCCTTTACATACAATACAATGTTGCACGATTACCCATCATCAACTCCGTTAATATCTATGAGTAGTAACCCTATGTAACTGTAAAGACGAATCAGCGCTAATTGTGTCTGTCCACATCCCCAAATGTAAAGATATAAGGAGCACCATGATACAGTTGGATCTGATTTACATCCTGTAAATTCTCGTCGATAGCCACCCCTGGAAAATCATGTTGCTGGATAAATCCGTATCCTATGTTAGACACAGCGGAATACTCTGTGAAATCAGGACTCGCCTCATATCGGTCACTGATCGTACCCAGTCTTTCGAAGAAAGCCCTCTCATTCTTTTCATGCCTCATGGCAGCCTGTCGAAGGGCATTCAGGTTACGTAGTCTAAGATGAGCTTCTCGTTCTGGCTCTGCATATCCTTTGAAGTCGGGAACACTCCATCCCAGCTCTTGAGCGACACGACGTGCGAGAATCTCGGTGGGTCCTAGCTCTATATTACTATCTCCAGATGGATCGCTGGCCCCAGTAACATGATGAATAATCTCGTGAATCAGTCCTTCCTGCCACGATGGCATCTCATAAGAATCAGTATCTGGCGCAACACTAAAACTGACATAAGGCTCTTCGTTCTCGTTTTCTCCTGCCTCGCAAATGGGGAGAATTGGTTCTTGCCCGACATCGTATCCATATAATTCGTTACAGGTTAGTGATTGAATATTAGACTGGCCCCCTGAATCTCCAGACAACCAATATCACTTATTTAAGTGATAGTCTTAATACTAGTTTTTAGACTAGTCATTGGAGAGCAGATGATTGATGTCTTAGGACCGGAGAAACGCAGACGGCGTACCACACAGGAAAAGATCGCAATTGTTCAGCAGAGCTTTGAACCAGGGATGACGGTCTCCCTCGTTGCCCGGCAACATGGTGTAGCAGCCAGCCAGTTATTTCTCTGGCGTAAGCAATACCAGGAAGGAAGTCTTACTGCTGTCGCCGCCGGAGAACAGGTTGTTCCTGCCTCTGAACTTGCTGCCGCCATGAAGCAGATTAAAGAACTCCAGCGCCTGCTCGGCAAGAAAACGATGGAAAATGAACTCCTCAAAGAAGCCGTTGAATATGGACGGGCAAAAAAGTGGATAGCGCACGCGCCCTTATTGCCCGGGGATGGGGGGTAAGCTTAGTCAGCCGTTGTCTCCGGGTGTCGCGTGCGCAGTTGCACGTCATTCTCAGACGAACCGATGACTGGATGGATGGCCGCCGCAGTCGTCACACTGATGATACGGATGTGCTTCTCCGTATACACCATGTTATCGGAGAGCTGCCCACGTATGGTTATCGTCGGGTATGGGCGCTGCTTCGCAGACAGGCAGAACTTGATGGTATGCCTGCGATCAATGCCAAACGTGTTTACCGGATCATGCGCCAGAATGCGCTGTTGCTTGAGCGAAAACCTGCTGTACCGCCATCGAAACGGGCACATACAGGCAGAGTGGCTGTGAAAGAAAGTAATCAGCGATGGTGCTCTGACGGGTTCGAGTTCCGCTGTGATAACGGAGAAAAACTGCGAGTCACGTTCGCGCTGGACTGCTGTGACCGTGAGGCACTGCACTGGGCGGTCACTACGGGCGGCTTCAACAGTGAAACAGTACAGGACGTCATGCTGGGAGCGGTGGAACGCCGCTTCGGCAACGAGCTTCCGGCGTCTCCAGTAGAGTGGCTGACGGATAATGGTTCATGCTACCGGGCTAATGAAACACGGCAGTTTGCCCGGATGTTGGGGCTTGAACCGAAGAGCACGGCGGTGCGGAGTCCGGAGAGTAACGGCATAGCAGAGAGCTTCGTGAAAACGATAAAGCGTGACTACATCAGTGTCATGCCCAAACCAGACGGGTTAACGGCAGCAAAGAACCTTGCAGAGGCGTTCAAGCATTATAACGAATGGCATCCGCATAGTGCACTGGGTTATCGCTCGCCACGGGAATATCTACGGCAGCAAGCCAGTAATGGGTTAAGTGATAACAGGTGTCTGGAAATATAGGGGCAAATCCAAATATCATCAATTTTGATAGCAGATTCTCCGTTAAGCTCGTATTCGTTTCTGTATTTAATGCAACCAATGTGTACCTCCTCATTATGAATGCCATAGCTTACGGCATCACGAAATGTTTGTGATCGGCTCAACGCATCAAGTACAGTGTTGCCAATCATATCGACCGTATGCTGATCGATGAGCCTGCTACGGCTGTCATGGACGGCGCGAATTACACTTTCGTATACGTTGCTTAAATCTGCTGCGGAAAGCGGTATTCGCTTGCCTATATCCAAAACGTAATCCGCATAGGCATTTTCAGCACGATTAGGAGCAACGGCAGCAGAGTATCCAGCAGGGGCAAAAAAGTTGAAGCCAGGTTGGAGAACGGGAATTTTCATATTGATACTTAATATGGTTTTATATATTTCAGTGCCACCAATTCACTAGCCCAGACGATAACGGACAGCATAGCTTTTATCCCTGCAAGGCAGGTGTTCCAACGAGTAACAGGAACGTTTAAAGCTCCCATACACATGTGAGCTAATGACACCACAATGGTAAACCTTCCTTATCGTAGCAAGGCTTACCAAGTTTAATGAGCTGTCTGCCCTGTGATTTGCAATATATATTGGCATCACGTAGCAACAGACATCAACGCCATGCTAATGGATAATACTGCTCAAAAATATCAGTAAAATTTCCCTTTGCATGGCTTGTTAATATATCAGCTAAAACCGCAGTGCATGAAAATGCATTATTCCGTCCTTGCAACCTGTCCCTGACATCATCATAAAACTCTCTTTTGTTAAATATCTCAGATGCCAGTTTATATGCCTCTTCCAAAAGACCATTTGCATAACGACGCAGGATCTCAGGAGACTCATGCTCCGTTCCAAATATATCAGATGACGAGTACTTACAAAAAACAGCACCTAAACAAAATAATATCTCAGCCTTTTCCGTATCTGAAAGACTCCCTATATTAGTTTTTTCTGTTATTGTTTTTAAATGTTCTGGAGCTAAACTCCAACCATCAAGATGCTCTTTCCATATAGCCCCAATTTTTTGTTGCTGAGTATAATCAACCATTTTTATTTCTGATTTATCAGATTCCAGAGCATCTATAAACATCTGCTTAAGTGAGACATCAGATATAATCTTATCTAAAAAATCAGGTAAGAAAACACGCGAGCACGCTTCATTATATGCTTCACTAAACAATGGAAATGACTGTGAAAATAATTTCCCAAGTGTATAATCGTTAGTATTCTGGATCTCTCCATCTTTAAACAAAAAAAATGATTTCCAGTATGTTGAAGAATCAGAAGATAACATACTATACATATCATTTAAAGATAACATCATTTCCAGATTATCATCCGATGATGACAGTAAAATCCAGTTATATGCATCATTAAAATCATTCCAGTCTGGCTTAGCAGAGCCATCACCTCTACCGAAATCGCTTTGCTGTGCAATTTTATTTACATTAGGGTATTGCAGATATTTATCATATAATTCCATGAACTGATTTTTTGCTCCTTCATACTGCATACCATAAGCAGCCATTTGTATAAATACATCATTGCACGACAACATTTTTTCTGGATGTTTTTCAAAATATATTCCAGCCTGTAAAAATGCACCATCGTTCATATTTTTAAATACAGGGCCATCTCTCATATCGCCCGGAGGATACTTAGACCACCAGTCTGTCATAGTATTATAATAACGACCGGATATATTCTGAAGCCATTCCTGAACATAAGAACTTTCAAGATATGGAGGAATACTGAAAGCATTACTCAACGACAATGTCGCATAGGGATTAAATTTATCAAATATATCCACTGGTAATGTTCTTATCAGGTCCTCCACAGTTCGAACTTTTTCATCGTTATATTTTGAATCAACTGAATTAATTGTTCGCATGACAGAAGTATCTGGAACTCTGCTGCTGTCAAGAACAGAGTTTATGTTCTCTGAACCCACCGGAATATGTATCTGACAACAAGCTAAACCAATGCTATTATTTTGCACAGATAAAGATATATTATCTTGTTCTAAAATAGCACCTCTAAGCTCCATCCCGGGAACTATAATAGCCCCCACCAACTGTGCATCTTTCAGGTCTGGAGGTGTTTCTTTAAATGAAGAACCAATAAACGATGCGCTGTTAAGATTAGCACCACTAAAATTAGCTCTATCAAACGATGCGCTGATTGTGCTATTTGTCAAATCAGAGAAAGATAAATCACACTCCTCCAGAACAGAATTCTTGAAAGATGTGTTTTTCAGGGATGCACCTGACAGGTTACAGCCACTAAGATCAGCATCATCAAATCTGGAATCAGAAAAATTTACTGATGCAAAATTCAGCCCTGCAAGACTCAGACCTGACAAGTCACATCCAGAGTAATTTAATTGTTCAGCAGACTCTTCCCCCGTTCGATTAGCTGACAACCACATTAAGTCAGCAGTAAGCTCAGCTTTGCTCAGGCAGGCACGGCCTTGACTGGCATCATATGCAAGGAATTGACATTGCGATTCATTTAATGAATTACATCCATTTAAATATACGGAATTCCTGAGCGTCTCAGGAAAGGAACCATCTATATGTTTCAAAGAACTACAATGGCATAAAGATAAATTACTGACATTGTCAGGTATTCTGCAATTTATAACCTTTAATGATGAACATCCAACTATACTTAATGAAGATAAGTTGAGGGGTAAACAGTTTATTGATTTAAGCTCTGTACATCCATTCAATACCAGTTCTTTCAGAGAACCTGGAAGCAAGTCTGGTAATGTTGTTATTGGCTCACTGATTGATAAAGTCTCTCCATTAGTACTTATAACATTAAGTATTTTTGATGCAACCTCATGACGATTTTCGCTGAATTCTCCCTCAGCGCACCACTTTTCGAGTGCAACTTTAACATCCTCGTTAGATGGTGAACCTACAGGACTTTCAAAATATATTACTCCAGAATTTACAGAGATATTTGTCGTGGGCAGCATTTATCGCACTCCTTCAACTTAGTCCACTGAAAATAACATCAATAAAAAATCAAACATTATTTACAACAAAAGACTCTGTTTTGGGATCAAAATAACACTCATCTTTTCTCATAATCATTGATTCTGTTATTGGCTCTCTACTTAATGGATGTGGAGAACCAGATATAACTAACTTTAACATTGCATTTTTATCATATAGGTTACAAACTTTTGCACTTACAGAGTTCTTTATAAAAACACCATTATCTGGAGCATCTAATATTATTGGACACTTGAGATGTTCTTTTGAAAAAAAAACCTCTTCCGAATGTACAGGAAAAGAACTTGAAAGTATTTTATAGCATATACCTAATGGTAAAAAACTCAGATGAGTATCAATTACAGAGGAAATTTGCCATGAACGAAGCCTTTTGGCTGACTCATTGCTACCATTTAACCCTAACTCTAATAATGTTTTTAACATCCCATCCTTACAACCAGAAACTAAAAAAACGTCAGGGCGTTGATAATAATGAATACCAACTTTCTGCCCATTTATAGTAATATCTTTCGTTATCAGGTTTTGTCTGGCAGCTTCACGTAATATTTCAATACTCTGCAAAGCAACATTTGATGAAATGCTGGATGTTATCAATGGCATATGTCATTTACCCCAACAAGACTAAATTTTAGAAAAAACAACTGCCGGGACAACTTTCGCCCCCTGTAACCCCAAATAAGATGTCAGATTTATCGGCATTAATTTATCTCCCTGTTGAATTAGCTCCTCTATCATCTACTTAACAAATATCCCCCGGACATTGCAACACAAAAACCGGAGCCGGACTCCGGTTTTGTGAAGCTGTCGGGTTACTTCATCCCGCCAATATTTTCCCACGTCCCGTCAGCACGCAGAATTTGCAGCGGTCTTACCACGCACTGTATCTGCTTTTTATCCGCATCCAGTACCAGCCGTCATTCAGTTTCTGACGAAACGCCGGGACCTGTGTGGACAGTGCGCGGATGGCTTCAGCCCCCGTTTTCACACGAAGGTCGATGCGGCGGCCAAATCGTTGCAAATCCCCGTAAAGGCAGATGCGTGCCATGCCCGGTGACGCCAGAGGGAGTGTGTGCGTCGCTGCCATTTGTCGGTATACCTCTCTCGTTTGCTCAGTTGTTCAGGAATATGGTGCAACAGCTCGCCGTCGCCGCAGTAAATGGCGGCATGATTCGGCACCGATGAACCAAAACAGCACAGCAGCACATCGCCCGGTTGTGCTGATGACAACGGCACCTGATACAGCCCTGTGGCCTCCAGATTATCCAGATAGAGATTCTGACCGTGACGCCACCAGTCATCCTCGCGATGAAAATCCGGCATCTCAATCCCCGCCAGATGATAAGCATCCCGGAACAGCGTGTAACAGTCCGTCACCCCGTGCTCAAAGCGCCGCCCGGTGAGATGCGGCACACAGCGGAATTTATGAATCTCACCCCGGCAGACCAGCCACCAAGGCAAATCGCTCTGCACCTGCAGCCGCCGGTCAGCCTCACTCAGCCAGGGCAGACCACCGGGGTGGCTGTGGACCAGCGCCACAATCTCACCCTGCATCTCTGCCCGCAGCCAGTCCTCCGGCGACATCCGGAAATACGCCTCCGGCTCACCGGAGATATTCACGCAGGGAAAATATCTTTCCCCTTCCGGCGTTCTCACCACGAAGCCGCACGACTCCGCTGGCGCACATCGCCGGGCGTGCGCCAGAATCTCTGATTCTGTCTGTGTCATGGGATTACTGCGAAAGTTTGTTAATGGAAAGGAAGCCGCCAAAGTTGCCGACGTTATTGCGAAACTTACAGCCGCTCAGGCATTTGCTGCATTTATCCTTCGTGATATCGGACGTCGGCTGGTCATATTCATCCGCGACCGCCGGACCACTATAACCGCACTCATCACCGCGATAGGTCCAAGTGCAGGTGTTGGCCAGCATGATACGCCCCGGAAAAACAGCACCATCCGTTTCCGTCGGTGTGGACAACACAAAGGAGGCACTGACCGCACTCAGTTCGCTGCACTGCTCGATGCGCCAGCGGCTGATCACCTCCTGCTCCGGATCGGCGTCGCTGTTTCCGTTGACGAAGTTCACCGCATCCAGAAAACGGGCGTAAACCTTACGCCTGACCACCGTTCCGCCGACCAGACTCTGCAGGTCTTCCGCCATCCCCGTGACCATGCCGCGCAGGTTAGAAACCGTCAGTGTCGGACGGGCAGCACTGCCCTTGCCGTTCAGTTCAAATCCTGCCCCCTGAATGGGGTATGCCTGATACTGCCGCCCCTGCCAGGTAACCGGCTCACCTTTTTCGTTCTGCTCATTACAGAAAAAATAACGTTCACCACCGACCTCTGTCAGATCGATTTCCACAGTGAGCGGGAAACCAGCCAGGCATTGATATCCATCCCCATCCGCAGAAAAGCAATCCGTCGTTCAGCCTCCGGCAGTTCTCCCTCTTCGGCATCAAACTTTGCCGTTCGCTGCTGAAGAAACGCCAGATATTCAATTCTCTGCAGCCCGGACAGCTCACTGAGCACCACGGACTGTTTTTCATAATTAAACGTGTCCTGTTTCAGAAACATCATGTTCTCCACCTGCAAAAAAGCCCCGGATATCTCCGCTGCCAGATCACGGGCAATGGCCCCATTGCGTAATACCGGATGTGGCTCGACAATAATCCCGTTTTTCCCCACCACCCGTTCTTCCAGCTTGTCAAATACACCAATGACCAGATCGTGGTTGTTATCAAGGTAACGGGCCTGCCCACGTAACGACACGGCCCCGTACTGGCTTAACTGGTCGGCAGTTCGGTTTTCCCGCCGGGCTTTATGTGTCCGCGTCGTTTTTACGGCCTCATAAGCCTGGATCACCGCACGGGAACGCAGCCTTGCCGCTTTCCATCCTGGTGAAAAAACGCCAATCACATCATCAAGAATTGCCATCAGAACCTCGCCAGCCGGTAACGACTACCATCCGCATTGATGGATTCACCATCCCGCAACCAGACCCCACGTCCGTTCAGCTCACGTTTTTGTTCAGGTATAATCCGTCCTGAACAGGAAGGACACTGAATATAAGCCGCCTCACTTGCCAGCACGGGATCGGCAATATCACGGAAACCAGCAACCACATCGCCGCAGGGCTGAAAATACTCACCACAGTGTGGACAGGGCCAGTACCAGCGACGGCGATCGCCACGGTTATAGAGCGACAGTATCCCCGTGGTTGGTGGAGCCTCATGCGGTGAAGTCCGTCGCCATTTCACATCCTTCACATCCCTGCCGGGGGAACTCTCCACCAGAGTCATACCTCTGGACATAAATGTGGTGGTACGTTTTGAGGCAAGAGAGAAGGCATCCCCCTCGCCATCAATATCTTCCGGAAAACGGTCATAATCCGTCAGCGCCACGCATTTATAATCTGATGAGGACATGATATTGACTGACGGCCAGCCGATTTTCAGGTAGTTGCCAGCAAGGAATGTTCTGTCATAAACGTTGTTGTCATTTTTGTTCGGACTCAGGCGACTGACCACTTCCGGGCTGACGCGAAACGTTCTGGCGAGTCGTTTTTTGGAGTGTTCGCGGGCTTTTTCCTCCGTCATCTGAATGATCAGCATATCCGCAGGATCGCAAATCACGTTGTAAATCACCCAGCCGTCAATCAGGCCGATAGTCTTGCCGGTTCGTGCCGGGCCAACAAATATCACTGCGTCGTATTCACGCGAGGCCAGGCAGTTCATCGGCTCAATAACATACGGTGCCACCAGCGGATCCCACGGGACTGAGTTCCCTGCCCCCATGGGCACCCGCATATACTGAGCAACGGCATCAGCAACCCGCATTCGTCTCGGTGCGCGAAGGATATAACCTGAATCGGTTCGTGCTGCCTTTGCGGTTTCCTGATTCAGCATTACTCCTCCTGCTGTAATTCCTCCTCATCATCCGCACCTGCTTCGGTCACCCGCAGGGCTATCTGATCGCGCAGATCATCAATAATGGACTGAACACGGCTCACAGCGGCAGGCTGCAGACCACAGTCACGTTCCAGAATATCCGGTAATGTCTCCAGCACCTGCACGACCGCTTTTGCCCAGATGGCAAACTCCCGTCTGACATCACTGGCCGGAATGAGTTGTGCCGTTTCCTGTTCGAACTTAAGACGCTCACGTTCAGACTGATACCAGGCTTTGCGTTCATGTGGATCCATTTCGCCCTCAGCAACCGGCGGTGGTAACCCCATAAATTCAGTCAGAATATCGGTCAACCGGTATAGCTTGAGTTTGTCATGTCCACCAGCGGGACGAATGTTTTTCAGTCTTGCCACGACAGTCTGGCGGTGCAGACCAGATAAAGCCGCCAGTTGATTAATATTCAGCACCAGTTTTTTCAACTCATGATCCATATTTCCTCCGGAGAGCTTTAAACATGCATCGTGCGAACAACTTTAAGAAAACGCGTTCGATGTCGAACAAAAAACACTCAATTCGACATACAAAAAACAAATAACCATTAATAATCAATAAGATGTAAAGATGATGATGGCCGATAAAAATGCAAAAACTAGCCTTTTTCCGCGACGCTCCCGCCCCGTGCCAGCCTCCCCCATTGGGAGGACCCACATTTCTTATCAGGTATTCACAACGCCCACCTCAATGAGGTCGGATCAGATTGATGTGAGAGAACAAATCATGCAAACTATCTAAGCTCATGGTAAGAAGTAGCAGTGACAAGAGGATATTTCCTGATGGAGCAGGCAGATATTTTTCAAGAGATATTCGAACACGTTAGAAGTAATTTATACTTCCCATGGTTTTACTCCGAATTAAAACGCCATAATATTGCGCATTATATTTATTATCTGGCTACTGATAATATAAGACTAATTACTCATGATGATAATATTTTATTAGTTCGAGGCAGTAGAGGACTTGTGAAAGTTAGCACATCAAAAAAACCAGAGTTAATTAAAGAAGCAGCCAGAAATCTTATATCAGGTAAATCTACATTTCATCAATATCGTCTCACTTTAGCAAAAGCAGGTGTTTATCGCTGGATTACAGATATAGATAAAAACATACGGTTTTACTATTCGTTTGATCACGATCTTTTGTACATGGAAGATGTTGAAAATAACAGACCATTAATATAGGAATTAATTAAATCAGCAGTCCGGTTTCATACACCTCTGTACCGGACTAGCTGCATGAAGAGCAAACCCGCGAAGCATAAAAGCGGTAAACCCAGGTGTGTATCGTTTTTTATTATTCCCATACACTCGTGCTCCCCGTCGGACTACACTCATGGTTAACGAAGGAATACAGCGACGATACGGAGCACAGAAATAAATCAGGCATCTATTGACCTCATAAAAACGATACATTGCCTTGCTATGAGTAATGGTGTCAATTAAAGCTTTGGCTCTCTCTAGCCCCGGCGAATCTTCAGCGGATTATCCTTGGCCGGTTTTTATCTGAGGCATTGCTCTCGAATGTATAGCTGTGCCCCTTCAAGTTGTTTTTGCATTATTATCAGTCGCTCTCTGAGGGTGAAATAATCCCGTTCAGCGGTGTCTGCCAGTCGGGGGCTGGTTGCATTATCCACGCCGGAGGCGGTGGTGGCTTCACGCACTGACTGACAGACTGCTTTGATGTGCAACCGACGACGACCAGCGGCAACATCAGCGCGCAGAGTTTCATTTTCAGCTTTCGCATTGGCTAATTCTCTCGAGTACTTTGCATCGAGCGCAGCAACATCACGCTGACGCTGCTGCATGTCAGTGATGGTGGCGATCGCCTGCTTCAGCTCACTGACTTTTTTATCACGCTGTTCTTTGTAGGCGATGGCGTTATCACGGTAATGATTGACCGCCCACGACAGGCAGACGATCATGCAAATAACCAGAGCATAAATAATCGCGGCGACTCTGCTCACTGATCTATCCCCCAACAGGCTAATGCGCTTTCCTGGTCACGACGAATAACCTGTCCATAGCAGTTATTTGAACGTATGCGGCAATCGCGCCCACCATCTTTTATCCACCAGCGAATCGCCTCGCATGCGCCCTTACGATCACCGGCATTCAGCCGCTTATAAAACGTCGACGGGAAACACTTACCGGGGCCAATGTTATCCGGAGCTTAAGTTGCACGCCATTGGGTGGGTTAAGCATAAATGTATTCCTGGTGCTAAATGGCCCGAAATTCAGGCAGAGATGCGCATCTGGAAAAAACGTCGCGAAGGTGAACGCAAGGAAACCGGAAAATACACGTCTGTTGTTGATCTCGCCCGCGCCAGAGCCAATCAACAGTACACTGAAAATTCAACAGAAAAAATCAGCCCGGTCATTGCTGCCATTCATCGCGAATACAAGCAGACATGGAAAACACTGGATGACGAACTGGCCTACGCTCTCTGGCCTGGTGATGTGGATGCCGGAAACATTGACGGCAGCATCCATCGCTGGGCAAAAAAAGAAGTTATCGACAACGACCGCGAAGACTGGAAGCGTATCTCGGCATCAATGCGCAAACAGCCTGATGCCCTTCGCTACGACCGCCAGACTATTTTTGGCCTTGTCCGTGAACGTCCGATCGACATTCACAAAGACCCTGTGGCACTGAACAAATACATTACTGAATACCTGACTACAAAGGGCGTGTTTGAAGATGAAGGAACAAATCAGAGCACAACTGATACTCTCTCGTCGCCAGTACCAGAAACTGATGCAGTGGAAACGGCAATTCCGGACAACGAAAAAACCGAATGCAAAGTGGAAATCGAACCATCTGTAGAGCGTGAGGGGCCGTTCTACTTCCTCTTCACCGACAAGGATGGCGAAAAATACGGTCGCGCAAACAAACTTTCTGGTCTGAATAAGGCGCTGACTGCAGGGGCTACTGAAATCACGAAAGAAGAATATTTTGCCCGCAAAAACGGTACATACTCAGGTTCACAACAAAATACTGGTGCATCTGACACGACCGCACAACCAGAGCCGGTAAAAGTTACCGCTGAAGAAGTAAACAAAATTATGCAGGCAGCCAATATCAGCCAGCCTGACGCCGATAAGTTGCTTGCTGCCTCTCGCGGAGAATTTGTTGCAGGGATTAGCGACCCGAATGATCCGAAATGGGTGAAGGGGATTGAAACCCGCGACTCTGCAAACCAGAACCAGCAAGAATCGGAACAGAACGACCAGAAAACGGAACAAAACAGCCCAAATGCGCAACAAAACGAGCCAGAAACGAAACAGGTTGAACCAGTAGCGCAACAGGAGCCGGAAAAAGTCTGCACCGCCTGCGGTCAGAGCGGTGGCGGCAACTGCCCTGATTGTGGCGCGGTGATGGGCGACGCAACATACCAGGAAACATTCGATGAAGAGAATCAGGTTGAAGTTCAGGAAAATGATCCGGAGGAAATGGAAGACGCTGAACATCCACACAAGGAGAATGCTGGCAGCGCTCAGGACCACGCCAGCGATAATGAAACTGGCGAGACGGCAGATCCCTTAATTGCGGTGAACGGTCATCACGTTATCACATCCACCAGCAGAGTGTGGTATCACCTGATGATCGACCTTGAAACAATGGGAACCAACACCAATGCGCCCATCGTGGTTATTGGTGCGGTTTTCTTCGACCCACAAACAGGGGAAATCGGGCCAGTATTTTATATCGCTATCAGTCTGACTGACGCAATGAATACAGGGGCTGTTCCTAACGGTGGAACCATCGAATGGTGGCTGAAGCAGTCCAGTGAAGCCAGAGCTGCCATTTTAACAGACCAGGTAAAACTGAAGGATGCCCTTTCGCGGTTTCGGGAGTTCATCAACGAATACTCAGATGAAAAATTCGTTCAGGTATGGGGTAATGGTGCAACTTTCGATAACGCAATTTTGCGCACCTCATACGAACGTCTGGACATCCCCTGCCCGTGGCGCTACTACAACGATCGCGATGTACGCACAATCGTTGAGCTGGGAAAAACAATCGACTTTGATGCCAGAACAGTTATTCCATTTGAAGGCGTGCGCCACAATGCGCTGGATGATGCCCGTCACCAGGCAAAATACGTTACAGCTACGATACAAAAACTGATCCCGAGTCAGGCTGATTTTTAATGTTCAACCATCGCCGGTTGTGACTGGTATTCTGCAACCGGCGCTCATCTGAAGTAAGAGATAAAAGCGATGAGCGAAGTAATCATGATTGTCTCTCCCGGTAAATGGGTATCCGAAGAACAGCTAATTGCGCTGAAAGGAATAAAAAAAGGAACGCTAAAAAAAGCCAGGGAAAAATCGTTTATGGAAGGAAGGGAATATAAGCATGTAGCCCATGACGGTATGCCATGGGATAACAGCCCATGCTTTTACAACCTGGAAGAAATTGATCGCTGGATTGAACGTCAGGCATCAGCAAGACCAAGACGTCATCTTACTTGACTAAAAACAATACTAACCAATGAGAGAAGCTAAAATGAAATATCCGACAGGCGTGGAAAACCATGGAGGGAAATTACGTATCTGGTTTGTTTATAAAGGTGTAAGAGTCAGGGAAAATCTGGGGGTTCCTGACACGACAAAAAACAGGCGCATTGCAGGTGAGCTGCGCGCCTCTGTTTGTTATGCAATAAAAACCGGCGTTTTCGACTATGCAAAACATTTTCCCTCCTCACACAATCTGGAAAAATTTGGTGAGGCCCGACAAGATTTAACCATAAAGGAACTGGCTGAAAAATTTCTGGCACTGAAAGAAACGGAAGTCGCAAAAACGTCACTCAACACGTACCGTGCCGTCATCAAAAATATTCTGAGCATAATCGGTGAAAAAAATCTTGCATCGTCGATTAATAAAGAAAAATTGCTGGCGGTACGTAAAGAGTTACTTACTGGATACCAGATCCCAAAAAGTAATTATATTGTTACACAACCGGGGAGATCGGCTGTCACCGTAAATAATTACATGACAAATCTTTACGCCGTGTTCCAGTTTGGTGTTGATAACGGTTACCTGGCAGATAATCCGTTTAAGGGGATCTCGCCATTAAAGGAATCAAGAACCATTCCTGATCCTCTTTCACGGGAGGAATTTATCCGTCTTATCGACGCCTGCAGAAATCAGCAGGCCAAAAATTTATGGTGTGTTTCTGTTTATACAGGCATTCGCCCTGGTGAACTGTGTGCGCTTGGGTGGGAGGACATAGATCTGAAAAATGGAACAATGATGATCAGGAGAAATTTAGCAAAAGATCGTTTTACGGTACCGAAAACACAGGCTGGTACCAATCGGGTAATTCACCTTATCAAGCCTGCAATCGACGCTCTCAGGAGTCAGATGACACTAACGAGGCTGAGCAAAGAACATATTATTGACGTTCACCTCAGAGAGTTCGGCAGAACAGAAAAACAAAAATGCACCTTTGTTTTTCAACCTGAAGTGTCAGCGAGAGTAAAAAATTATGGTGACCATTTTACCGTTGACTCAATAAGGCAGATGTGGGACGCAGCGATAAAGCGCGCTGGCCTCCGCCACCGCAAATCATATCAATCGAGACATACTTATGCCTGCTGGTCGCTGACAGCCGGTGCCAACCCGGCATTCATTGCAAACCAGATGGGACATGCAGATGCGCAAATGGTGTTTCAGGTATACGGGAAATGGATGTCTGAAAACAATAATGCACAGGTAGCCCTGTTAAATACACAGCTAAGCGAGTTTGCCCCAACCATGCCCCAAAACGAGGTGGTGCAAAATTAATTTATTAATTATCAAATAGTTA